TCGTTTTACTATTAGCCACTGCGGCTCCCAGCCCAGATCAACAACAGGCCCCGTGGTGCTGCCGTTGCCCGTATAGCTCCCACACTTCACCACACTGTCATTCCCGCTATCGCCAAACCCGCCAGCGTCGTGCGCAAACAGGTAGGCAACGTAGGTGGCGCCAGAGGTGTTGCACGAGTTAGTGCTGTTATTGACTGTGAACGTTGTAGAAGTAGGCTCACCTCCCCACATTCCATTCCAGGTCGGATCGGTGTTTGTTACTTCTGCATCAGCAAGCTGCATTCGTAATAATTTGTCCTTGCCACGGGAGCGGTGATAACAGTTCCAGTTGCCAGTGCTATCGGTACGTTTGACGATAAAGAAGCCAGGTGTGCTGCCAAGGTTGTGGCTGATTGCACGCTGATCAGTGCCATTCCCCGTATAAGTCACCACATCAAAGAACTTCGCCGCCTTGCGGAACGTCCAGGAGGCAACAGTATCAGTACTGGAATTCCAGTTTATATTATTGCCAACGGTAAAACCGCTACTTCCGAAAGCAAGACCTGCCGTGCCTATGTCAAATTCTGCACCAGTGCTATTAGTGTTTAAGAACTTATAATTGCCTCTAGCTGTATCCCAAAGGTAATGATCAAAAATGCCGGTACGGCGCTTAATCCAAACCAAACCCCCTTTACCACTCAGATCAATCCCATTGGTGATTGTCTGCGTGCTGCCGTTGCCGGTATAGAGGTAGGTGCTGAAGACATCTTCAATGTAGGTCTTTGGTGCGCTGGCGGATGCAGCGAGTGCTTTACTGTTCAGCATCAGGCATCACCCACGCGAGCGCCGTACACCTGCGTGCCGACTTTCCAAAGCACAATAACCGTATAGCCCGTTGTATTCAGCGTCGGTGCATTGCCGCCGCCAGTCTTCCATACAACGCCACTACCGCCAAAGGTGGAGTCGCTCCAGGTGAGCGTGTAGGCGCTGCCGTCATCCACCATCAGCGTCACCGCTTCACCGGCTGCGAAGTTGGTGGCTTTGGGTGTGCGGTTGGCACCCAGCGTGATCAGTTGGATGCTGCCATTGCCGGGGTCAATCTCAAACGCTGCCCCATCGCTGATCGTATAAACGTCCTCCAGGATCGTGCCGATGATGGCTGGATCAGTGAGGGTTTTGTTGGTGAGGGTCTGAACGCCGTTCAGGGTTACATCACCGGAAGCTGTCGCCGCAATCGTGATGCTGCCGCTGCCGTTGGTGATCGAGATGCCGCTACCAGCAGTCAGCGTGGACTTAGCCAGCGTGTTGCCGGTGCTATTACCAATCAGTAGCTGACCATCGGTGTAGCTGGTCTGGCCTGTGCCGCCCTTATTAACGGCAATCGTGGTGGCGGACCATGTACCAGTCGCAATCGTGCCAACGCTAGTCAGGCTGGAACTCACAACCCCGCTACCAAGGCTGGTCGCATCCAAAACTTTTGTGCCAGCAATCCTGATTTCCTTGGTGCTGGCTAGATCAACGTGCTCGCTAAATGTCCAGGCGTCAGTGCTATCAATCCAGTTAATTGTTTTATCGGTGGTGCCCTTGAGGGTGATACCGCCGCCATCTGCAGTTACATCAGTAGGGCTAGTAACTGCCCCCATTTCGATATTTTTATCCTTCACCACCAAAGTGGTGGAATCAATCGTTGTAGTTGTACCTTGAACGCTTAAGTTGCCTGGAATGTTGATATTGCCGCTGGCATCTGCAGTTAGACGGGCAGTTCCGCCTGTAACCAGTGCCAGTTCATCCGCGCCAGTGCGGAGTAAGCCAGTGTTGGGGTCGCCGTCAAAGGCGTAACCGGGAGTGCTGGCGCTGGTGGAGTTATCCCCCAGAATCTGCCCGGTCATCGTGCCGCCGGTCAGCGCCAAGAAACCGCTAATACCAGAAATATCGCTCAGATAAGCGACAGTTCCAGACTCATCCTTAAATGTGATTGTCCGATCAGCGGTCGGATCTGTAATGGCAAAAGTAGTCTCAAAGTCGTCTGCGGTGCCCTCAAAGCTGATGTTGCCGGTGAACGTGCCACCAGCTTTGGGCATTGCAGAGTTGGCTAGGTCATACGCCGCCTTAACTGAATTGGGTGTGGCAGCCGTGGTAAGGCTTGTGCTGCTGGTGCTATCGGTGAGCTGGATTGTTCCTCGGGCTGAGGTTGTTCCAGCTTCGATGATGTCCCCGTCAAGGGTGCTGGCGTCGATAAGTCCGTAGCCATATTGCACCAAGTCCTTGGAAGTGATCTTTTTGGTCTCGCTTGCCGACGTGTCGACAACAGCCAGAACGTCGTTGTTGGCGAGTGAGCCACCAGCAAGACTGTTTAGCTGTGAAATTTTGAGGTCTGCCATGACTCAGATTTCGTCCTGCAGCAAGCGGCCTATACCCGATTCTAGGTCTAGCGCACTGCTGTCTTCCTGTAGTAGCAGACTTCCGGCAATGCTGCCGCCTGTGCTGTAACGCAACTGGATTTGCCCGGTCGTCACGAACTCAATCTGGGACTGAACAGCTGTGCCAGCCTCGAACGAGATTCCGACATTTGTGATCAGGCCCTCAATCAAGTAGTACAGCTGACTCTCGTCAGTGCCGGCTGGCCCCGTGGCGGCTGATTCGCTGGTGCGCTTCAAGGTCAAGGCGGCACTGAAGTTGCTGCCTAGCTGCTGCCGCAAGATTAGGTGGTGGATGTACTGCGCCGCTTCAAAATCGCCGTTTTCGCCAAAGTCCCAGAAACAGGTGATCCGTCCGCTGCCGGAAATCTGCCCGCTGACCTGACTAACAAACTCCTCGCCAAGCACACTGGCATCAAGGGCGGTGCGCTGGTTGCTCAGTTCATACGACACCACCTCGCCCAACGTTCTGTAGCCGCCGCTAGTAACTGCCACCGAAATGGTGTAAGTCGTTCCAGGGGTTGCGAGCACAACGGCGTCAGCAATGTCACCCTTCAGTGAATCGCCCCACGTCTTAAACAGGCGGATGCCGCCAGCTGCATCAACGTTGACGTACCAAGCGCCAGTGCTGGTTACGCCGGGCGGGGTGAAGCCTGCAGCATCAATAAAGTCAAGGTTTCCGCCGCCGACGCGGGTGATCTGCAGATAATCGCCTGTAATAAAGGTGTCGTTTGGAAAATCGAAGCTGAAACGCTTTTGCGCGACGTTTACATCGCCTGGATCCAAGCTGGAGGTGTAGGTTGACGCTCCAGTGCGTTGGATTGAGACAAGCCCGGAATTGCCGAGATAAACCGCCATTACGCTGACCCCATCGTGGCGGTGGTAAGTCCGCCGTTGACCTGGAAACTCAGGTTGACGCTAACCAGATCGCCGGTTGTGACGGCAATATCGGCTTGGGTAAACAGCACCGCCGCCTCAATCACGCGGTCATCTGCCAGTTTCAACCGCAGCGTTTGGGTGGATGTAGGTGTTGTTGCTGTGGTGCGGATAATGTTTTGCAGCATGGAGGCCATCTCCAGTGAGCCGCCGTCGTTTTCGTAGTACAGAGCGGTGCAGCTGCCGGTGTAGTTCTGGCGTCCGTAAATAAATTTCTGGGCGGTGTCGCCTGTTGTGGTGACGTTCAGGGTTTCGACGTTACCTGTGATGCTCCAGTTGCGGATTTTGGCAACCTGCGTGCCACCGACAAAAAGTGAGCCGTTTGCCCCGGTGTAGTAAGTCGCCATCAGGAGGACACTCCAAGCAGTTCGACGGTGACGGACTGATAGCCGGGACTACCGTAGGTGACCTGCGGCGGACCGACATAACGCCAGTCGTTGCCTGCAGGGTTAGTGTTATTGTAATTCGCCATTCCGGCGAACACCTCGGCAGGCAGCCCGAATACTCCGTAGGTGGTGCCGTTGGTGTCGTAGTGGTCGGTAATTGAGCGCCCGACTGCCTCGGTCACATTGTCGAAGGTCAACGACAGCCGCTGCCCGGTTGTTTTTGAGCCGTGGACAAAGCGGATTTCAATGCCGTCAAGCGACTGGTACACGCTTTGAGCGCGGACGCCTGGACTCCAGACACGCGAGGTTGGTCTAACTGAGGGGAAAGCACTCATGTGATCACCTCAAAGGAACCAGACACAATACTGTTACTGATAATGCTAGCCCCACCAACGTTTAGCGGGAAGTGAGTGGCTGTGATGGTGACAAGGCCCGAAGAGCTTTCTTCCGTGGAATCCACAAGGTAATGCTCAATTTCTGTGCGCGAATCGCCTTCACTGTTGACGCGATGCAGCTCAATGCGGATGAGATTTAGTGGTACAAGCCCTGAGCTATTCAGCACGTTTCGTGCAGTCTGAAATGAGATCCTGTGAGTCGAATAACGTCTTGTAGCAAGGGTGTATTTAGCGAACAAAACTGCGTGGTCTTTTGTTGTGCAAAACTCAGTCATGTCATATTCAATTTCGGGCACGTCGCTTGCGTAATCGGAGTAGCGGACAGTTGCTGTGCGTGTTGTCTCCATGCCCGTTTTACGGATTGAACGCCAGCTAACAACAACCTGGAATGGCAGGCGCTCTTCGGCGTCAAAGTATGTTTTTTCATAGGTTCCAGCGATGATTGTGTTATCGACTGCCTCTGGTGTTGTTTCCGTATCATTAAACGTCTCTAGTGGGGTAAGCGCAGCAGTATTTATTTGGCCTGAAGACGTAATTGGCAGCAGAGGTTCCAGTGCGTAAACGCCGGAAATATCAAAAAAGCCGCATAAAAACATGGGCGCCAGCGTCTGTGCGTAAGACAAAAAGTTCGTGGCGCTAGATACAACACCGTTAAAATATATTTTGTAGTATTGATGGAAAACGGCGGTCGCAGCTGCGTTAAAAATATCAAATGCAAGTACGTTATCAACGTTTGTGTACTTATTACTGTACTTAAAAAAGTAAGCGACTAGATCGCCAAAAATGTTGCTAGCGCCTACCGTGTTTGTGATGCCTGCACTGATGTCGGTTGTGCCAGATATTGTTCTGTAGTTGTTAACTCGTATTCCGTTTTCTACGAATGTGTGGAGTTGCTTTAGGTCTGCCGGGGCACTTACCAGCTTGGTGGTATCAAATAAATTACCTTCGACGATTAAAAGTGTTATATCGGTGTAACTGGCTTTGCGATCTACACTTTCTGGGAAATCGTTTTCTTGCCTAAACTCAATAAGGATATATTCGGGTTTAACTGTCTGTGCCACTGCTACGCTTTGGATATCGAATGTGTGCGTATACGATCCAGTGGAGTAGGTATCAGTAAACAAGCTTGAGGCAGTGCCGCTATTTGATGTTGTTATTGTGCCGACTGTGGTTGTTGTGCCTGTGTTGTTATTTGTGCGTTGTACCCTAATGTTGTACGTCTCCAGCAAAGTTGGCGATGCTGAGCCCTTCGGATAAATCGGCAGCACTTTAATTCGCGCTTCTGTCGAATAGTCGTCGATACTCCTGAACTGAACGGTATCGCCAATGCTTGTTCCGAGAGGATCCAGCAGTAAGCGGAAAACGTTGTGTGTACACGTTACGTCGTAACCGCTTAGAGGGCATACCGTTGGATCGTCTGTATGCTCACCGCTGAAAGTCAACGTGCCGGCTATTAGTCCTGCGGTGTCCAGATCCTTGACGTTATTTTTTCCTAAAAAGTAATTGGCCTTGGCTGAGGGGATTGTTAATTCGCCAGAGCTAACGAGGTATACAAAGGTCTGCGCAAAATCAGCTGAGGCACTATCAATCAATGTGGGGCTTACCCAAGTGCCCCCTTTGTTATCGACAACTTTGCAAAATACAATCGGCATTGTGTCGCCAGAATTTGCATAGTTCTGGCTTTCATCAAGTCGTTCATACGGAATTAACTTTAGTGATTTAGCTAGATCAATACGCTTTTGGCGTGTGTCTGTTGTCGGGTCTTGATTAGTTGGCGCCCGTGATACGTCTGGTTTATTGATATCAATACCTAAATTACGCGCCTCTTCGTAGGTGTAGCTGCCGCTTGCTACATAAGTAGGTGAAAAAACGTTGATGTCGGGCATGGTTATTTACGCAGGGCAAGTGGACCCAAGATAGTCCAGGGGATTTTGCGCCAAGGGAAGTCGGCGTTGGTTGTGTTGTTGTAGCGGCCAAGCACTAGCGATATTGTTGTTATGTCTGCGGACGCTTTAATGGCGCTACCAAAAAATCCCGTGAAGTATGGAGGACTAAGCGGTGGATCATCTATGCCGTTTCCGCTTGTGTCCCAGCGCAAAACATAGGCTTGGTAAAAATACCGATTAGTGATTGACGTTTCAACTAAATCTACGTTGGCGACTGTTGCGGCAAAGGTTATCGTTAGTTCGTTTGCAACATTGTTTTTGTCTGTTAGTACAGAAGACATCGTGAAGGAGTTGTAGGGCACATCTGAAAACGTGTATAGATCACGAGAGGGGTGGAAATGATTTTGGTAGGTGTATAGCGGGCTGCCTGTTAAATCAGTGTTGTTGGGCCAGATTTGAATCCAGCTGAGGATGCCTCTGGTCGCCATCAGCGGACTCCGATTGCACGGCGAACGCCGCCATTTGTACGCATGGCAGACAGTGCCATTTCAGCGCCACGGCGACTGGC